TCAATACCAATTTTGACTTCTAATTCAGAATCGAAAAAGAATTTGATAAAAGAATTGATTAAAAATGAAATTGCTTGCAGACCTCTAATTTCTGGTTCTATGGGTACACAACCTTTTTATAAGAAATTATATGGTGAAACAAAATTACCAAATTGCACTATTGTTGATAACTGTGGTATCTATGTCCCTAATCACCCAAACTTGAAGCAAAAAGAAATCAAACTAATTTGTGATATCATTTTGAATAACAAATAAAATGGTTAGATTAGTCAAAACTATAAGGCAAGAATGGGAAGTGAGGGGCTATTACTCGTATTTGGGTGAAGCTGTTATTGAAATCATGTGGGCAAAACAAAAATTTCCTGGAGAGGAAATTAAAGTTTTTTTTGATTTAAGAAATATTCATCATTACAAACAAGACAATTTATTTGACGTTTGTTTTGAACAAGACCATGAAGACTATAATGAATATAGAAATGAATACATTAACATTGAAAGTCTAAATTCTGAAATACTACTCAACCATTATGATTTAACAATTTTTCCGCAGGATATTAGAGAACTTTCAGAACCAATCATCAAAGACTATTTTTGTTTAAAACCTAAATTGTCGGCTGAGTTAGAAAGAAGACTTCAGTTGATTGATTTGGAAAATACAATATCAGTTCATAGACGCGATACTGACATGAAAATTGGGCATGGAATAACCGCGCCAGTCCTTCAACAATTTTATTCAATAATTGACGAAGGTAATTATACCAATATTTTTGTAATGTCTGACAACAAACCAGACCTAGACCTTTTTGTTAAGAAATATTCAAATAGAGTTATTTCATTTGAGGAAGATACTACAAGTACTGATATCAATTACCCATATTTTCTCATAGGGGGGACTGGACCTGAAGAAATGCAAAAACACATTGAAAATTTAACACTCAACACTATTATCTTGAGTAAAACAAAAAAATTGATTTGTAGTAAGTCAAATTTATCAACTTTTGCAATTCTTGCTAACCCTAAACTAGAATATATTAAATTAAATTAAAAAACATGTACAACTCACAAATTGGGCAAGATAAATTCATAGATGAATTTTTTGAAAAAAAAGAAGGATTAACTTTCTTAGATATTGGTGCTCACGATGGAGTTTCAATTTCTAACACCTTTTTTTTAGAAAAGGAAAGAAACTGGAACGGAATCTGTATCGAAGCGCAACCCTCTGAATTTGAAAAATTGAAATCAAATAGGAAATGTATTTGTGTTAACGTTGCTGTTTCAAATTATAATGGAGAAACGGATTTTATTTATGTAGAAGGATATGCAAATATGCTATCAGGAATATCGGACGATTACAATCTTTCACACAAGCATAGAATTGAAAATGAAGTAAGAGCTTATGGTGGTGCTATTAATACCATCAAGGTTCCGGTTAAAACTCTCCAGAGCATACTAGATGACCATAACATACACAATATAGATTTCTGTTCAATTGACACTGAAGGCTCAGAATTTAATATTATCAAATCAATTGACTTTGATAAAACAGAAATTAAGGTTTTTATAATCGAAAACAATTACGGCGAAAAAAATATAGAAAACTTTCTTATTGAAAAGGGATATGCTCTCTATAAAAAAATCGAATGGGACGATGTTTTTGTAAAACAAAAATATATTAATAATTAATAATGGAACAAAAAAAAGCCCTTATTACAGGAATAAATGGTCAGGACGGGTCCTACCTTGCAGAATTTTTATTGACAAAAGGATATCAAGTTCATGGAACATTGAAAAGAAATTCTGTGAGCGAAAATCAAACTGCAAGACTAGATAGTATTTTTCATAAAATAACTTTGCATTATGCGGACTTAACCGATTTATCTTCGTTGATTTCTGTTATCCAAAAAATTCAACCTGACGAAATTTACAATTTAGCCGCACAATCGCATGTTAGAATTTCTTTTGACCAACCAATTTATACTGCTCAAGTTACAGGTTTGGGAACCCTTAATTTATTAGAAGCTGTTAGGCTGCTTAATCCTAAAATAAAAATTTACCAAGCCTCTTCATCTGAAATGTTTGGTAACTCAATCGATGCTGATGGATTTCAAAGGGAAACTACACCAATGACACCAGTATCGCCTTACGGATGTGCTAAGGTTTTTTCATACAACATTTGCAAAAACTACAGAAATTCGTACAACATGTTTATATCAAATGGGATTTTATTTAACCATGAATCACCAAGAAGGGGAACTAATTTTGTAACCAACAAAGTTGTCAAAGAAGCTGTAAAAATCAAATACGGGATTTCTTCTGAATTAAGACTTGGAAATCTAGATGCAACAAGGGACTGGGGTCATGCTAAAGATTATGTGGAGGCTATGTGGCTAATCTTGCAAGAGGAAAATCCTGATGATTTTGTTTGTTCAACAGGTATTTCGCATTCTGTAAAAGAATTGTGTGAATACACCTTTTCTAAACTTGGCTTAAATTACCAGGACTGGGTGAAATTGGATGAGAAGTTTCTTAGACCGGAAGAATTACATGACTTAAAAGGAGATTCATCTAAATTGAAAAAAGTTACCAAGTGGAGTCCCAAGTACACGTTTGAAACAATGATTGATGAAATGATAGAATATTGGCTTGAATTCTATAATAAAAAATGATTAAACACTACATTTCACATCGAGGAAACGTCGATGGTAAAATTAAAAACATAGAGAATTCTCCAGATTATGTCCAAAGAGCTTTGTCTTTGGGTTACGAAGTTGAAATAGATGTTTGGTTCGTTGATGGCTCATTTTATTTGGGCCACGACGAGCCGCTTTATTTGGTACAAGAATCTTTTTTAGAAAATGAAAATTTTTGGTGTCATGCAAAGAACGAAGAGGCTTTTAATAAAATGATGGTAAACTCTAACATTCATTGTTTCTGGCACCAGACAGATGATTATACTTTGACATCAAAAGGTATACCCTGGGTTTTCCCAGGTAAAAAAGTTCATAATAATAGTATTTGGGTTTTACCCGAAAATACAATTTATAAGAACATCATGATAAATTGTTTGGGTATTTGTTCCGATTATATTTCACAATACAAATGATTAAGTTAATTATCTTTGATTTGGATGGGGTTTTAATTGAAGCAAAACAATTTCATTATGAAGCTTTGAATGATGCCTTGATTAATCATGCACCAAACTGCGTAATTTCTTGGAATGAGCATTTGTCAAAGTATGATGGACTGAAAACCAAACAAAAATTGGCCATGCTTACCAATGACAAAGGACTTGACATCAAACTCCACAAAACCATTTGGGAAGAAAAACAAAAGATTACAAATGAAAAATTAAGAACAATAACCCCCAATTCTAATCTAACCACTTTATTAAAAAAACTCTCTGAGGATGGATTCAAAATAGCGTGTTGCAGCAATTCAATAAGAAAGACTGTTTTAACAGTTCTAGCCAAATTAGAAATCATAGAATATTTTGACCAAATCCTTTCCAACGAAGATGTGAAAAATAGCAAACCGCATCCGGAAATTTACTGGAAAGTAATTTCAGAGATGGGTGTTATCGCAGAAGAAACATTAATAGTTGAGGATTCACCTTATGGACTTTTAGCCGCATCTAGAACTCATGCCCCTATACTGAGAGTTTCATCTCCAAAAGATGTTACCATAGAAAATCTCTATGGAAAATTAAAAGATTTAAATACGAAGTTTAAAATGAAGAAACCCAAATGGACCGATGAAAAACTAAACGTTTTGATTCCAATGGCGGGAGCTGGTTCAAGATTTGAAAAAGCTGGTTTTACATTCCCTAAACCGCTTATTGATGTTGAGGGGGACCCTATGATTAAATTGGTCACAGAGAACTTGAATCTACGAGCAAACTTTATTTACATAGTTCAAAAATCCCACCGGGAAAAATATAACCTTGATACATTGCTTAATCTAATATCCCCCAACTGTAAAATCGTTGAGGTTGATGGTCTTACAGAAGGTGCTGCGTGCACAACCTTATTAGCTAAAGAATTTATTGACAACGACAATCCATTGGTTATGGCAAATTCGGACCAGTATATTGAATGGGACTCCAATGAGTTTATGTATAAGATGATGGAAACCAATTGTGATGGGGGGATAGTTACTTTCAAATCTACTCACCCTAAATGGTCTTTTGCTAAGGTTAATGAAAATGGTCTAGTCAGTGAAGTAGCTGAGAAAAATCCCATTTCTGACATTGCCACAGTCGGAATATACTACTGGAATAGGGGGGCTGATTATGTAAAGTATGCTCAGCAAATGATTGAAAAAAATATAAGGGTAAATAACGAGTTTTATGTGTGCCCAGTATTCAACGAAGCAATAGGCGATGGAAAAGAAATTAGAACCTTTGAAATCCAAAAAATGATGGGTCTTGGAACCCCAGAGGATTTAACAACTTATTTAAGGCGATAATTGTTTTTTTTCTAAATAAAACACCTATTTTCAAAAAAAAAACATAAATGATATCAATTCCAGTAAGTGTTGGCGAACTGCTAGACAAACTATCTATTTTGCGTATAAAAACAATAAAAATTCAAAATCCTGAGAAATTAGAAAAAGTAACTCACGAATATAAATTATTGCATGAACTATCCCAAAATTATTTGGGAGTAAAAGAATACTTTAATTTATATGACGATTTGATTGCAACTAATTCAAAACTCTGGGAAATTGAAGATAAATTAAGAGTTTTAGAAAAGCAAAAAATCTTCAACAAAGAATTTATTGAGTTAGCCCGAAAAGTTTATTATACAAATGATGAACGTTTCGAAATTAAAAATAAAATTAATCTTCTGTTGGACTCAGAAATTCAAGAACAAAAAAGTTACGAAGATTACAAAAATTAAAATATGAGAAGAAAACCATCTCCAACACCTTCCTACCTGGTGCAGGAAAATCCAAGAACTAAAAAAGAAATTATTCAATCTATATTGAAGAAAAAAACTAAGGAAAAGTTCTTGTCTGAAAGTCAAAAAGAATATTACAACAAACTTCAGGAAGCTCAAATTACAATATGTTCCGGACCTGCGGGTGTTGGTAAAAGTTATATTGCGATGAAAGCTGCAATTGATTTATTGGTTGACCCAAGTACTCCTTATGAAAAAATCATTATTGTAAGACCGGCAGTAGAAGCTGAAGAAAAATTGGGTTCTCTTCCAGGCAACGTCGAAGAAAAGTTAGACCCTTACATTTTCCCAACCTATTATCTGTTGAACAAAATTATTGGTAAGGACGCTAGAGAAAAACTAAAAGAAATGGAAGTTATTGAAGTCTTTGCTCTTGCATATATGCGAGGAATGAATATTGATAATTCAATTCTGATATTTGAAGAAGCTCAAAACTCTACACCCAACCAAATGAAATTGTTGTTAACAAGAATTGGATTCAACTCTAAATTCTTTATATCTGGAGATTTGGAACAAACTGATAGATACAAGGATAAAACCCACTCAGGGCTTTATGATGCGATTAATAGATTTAACAACGTAAAACAAATCATGTGTCATGAATTTTCTCAAGGTGACGTTGTACGTAATCCGTTAATTACAAAAATTCTAGAAAAATACGAAGAATGAAAATAGCTATTGAAATCAACGGGGTATTGAGAGATACTGTAAAAAAAATCGAACAAGTCTATGAGAAATTCTATATTGAAAATATTCTCAATGAGGTTAGAGATTTTGAATATGAAAAAATCTCCGACATCACTTCTTTGAAATTACAAGACCATTTAAAATTCAAAGATAATGATGAGCTCTATGATTTTCTTTACACGGAACATTGCATGGAAGTTTTTGGTCATGCTCCATCTACTGAGTATAATAGCTTTATTGATTTGAATGATTTTTATGTCGACCATAGAGATAATCATGAAATTCTACTGGTTTCTGACGAGATTGGTAAATCCAAACCAGCGACTTTATTTTTCTTGTCTAAGTTTGGATGTCAAATAGAAAAAATAGTTTTTTACAACCAAATTACATTAAATTCTGTGTGGAATGAAATAGACCTTTTACTTACAGCTAATCCTGATTTATTATTGAATCATCCACAAGATAAGAAAGTAATAAAATATAATACAAATTATAATACAGAAATAACTGACTTACCAAGTATAGAAACCCTAAAAGACCTAAAAAACTTTATTTGAATGATACCAATCTGGGATGAAAATTATTTTATTGACTTAGACAGAATCGAAGAATTTATCGATTTGACTAATGTTATTAATGATGAAATTAGTGGTAACACTAATGACCACAAAATAAATGTGGTAAAATATGAAATGGTTAAACTGATGCTAGATGTCATTATGAGTGAACAAGCCGAGCCCGATGAAAAAATCGGAATCGCAAACGCACAGCTTTCAATCCCATTCCGATTAGCCTTCAATTCTTTATTGAATAAAAAAATTATATCAAGTTATTAATATGGAACAATCACAAATAGAAAAAGTAAAACTTTCCATTCAAAATCTTAGAAGTAAAAAATCTAAGGTATACTTTTTTGTGCATGACACAAAAGGTAATGCTAAGGCATCAATTAAGTATATTTACGACTTAGCGTTAGCACTTAAAAACGAAGGTTTCAATGCAATTATTTTGCACGAGAAATCTGATTATACTGGTGTAGGTTCTTGGTTAGGTGAAAACTATATGACCGAATTGACCCACCAAACTATCGAAGGTCAGAATCTTGAGATTGCTCCCGAAGATTTCTTGGTAGTACCTGAAATTTTTAGTTTTATGATGGACCAGGTCAAAAACCTTCCATGTGGAAAGATTGTCTTAACACAATCCTACGCATACATGCTAGAAACACTTCAACCAGGTCAAACTTGGAACCAATTTGGTTTCTTGAAAACAATTACAACCTCTGAGATACAAAAAGAACAAATTGCAAAAGTTATGCGAGGTCAAAGCTACGACATTCTTGAGCCAGTAATTTCTGATTCGTTTGTAAAAAGAGAGTTACCGCCACTTCCAATTATCGGGGTTCATACCCGAGAGCAATCGGATACTATCAACTTGATTAAGACTTTTTACTTGAGATTCCCACAATATCGTTGGTTTACTTTTAGAGATTTGAGAGGACTTTCACAAGAAGAATTTGCAAACGCAATTTCGGAATGTTACGTTTCTGTTTGGATGGATAGAGAAAGTGCATATGGTACTTTCCCACTTGAATCCATGAAAGTTGGTGTTCCGGTAATTGGACTAACACCTAATTTGATACCAGAGTGGATGAATGAAACAAATGGTATTTGGATTAAAGACCAACTTTTACTTCCTGAAGTTATTGCAGATTGGACACAAAATTGGTTGGAGGATAATATCTCTCCAGAAATTTATGCTAGTATGGAAGAAACTGTAAGTAAACTACCTTCGCAAGAAACATTTAATAATAAAGCCGTTGAGCTCTTTTCTCAGTATCTTGATATGAGAGCACAAGCAATGGAAGAACAAATTTCTAAATTCGCTGAATAATTATGGAAAATATTTTAGACATTACAATTATCCTCCCAATCAAATCTTCTGTCGTAAGAGATTTCGACGAATATTTTGATAAAGCTGTAACATCAGTTAAAAACCAAAAGGTAAAGATTAAAGAACTTCTGATTGTTACCACTCCTGAGGAAAAACTAAATGCTCATATTGAAGCATACGATTTTGGTGATTTGAATTTCAGAAAAATTGTTTGGGATAAAGAACCTAGTTTTTCAGCCCAAGTAAACTTCGGAGTTGAAAATGCAAACTCTAAATGGATTTCTATATTTGAGTTTGATGATGAATACGCAAATATTTGGTTTGATAACGTAAGAAAATACATGGAATACTATCCAATGGTTCAAGCGTTTCTTCCAGTTGTTGTGGATACAGATGAAAAAGGTGCTTTTGCTGGATTTACTAATGAAGCTGTATTTGCTGCAAACTTTGCTCAAGAAGTTGGTTACCTAACAAATGATATTCTTCAAGACTATCAAAATTTTCAAACTGCTGGAATGGTAATTCGTAAAGACGTTCTTGAAGATTTTGGTGGTTTCAAAGCTTCCATCAAACTTACCTTTGTATATGAATTCTTATTAAGACTCACCTACAATTCAACATCAATTATGACAATCCCAAGAATTGGGTACAAACACACAAACATGAGAGAAGGTTCTCTATTCTGGAACTACAAATTTGGTAGTGACAAAATGGTTGATGAAGAAGTTAAGTTTTGGGTTCAAACAGCAAAGAAAGAATATTTCTTCAAAGACGATAGAACCATAAAATACCAATCACAAAATGATTAATGTCAGAAACATTAACGGCAAGTACCGAGGATGTTTCATCAAAAAAAAGGGGTCGTAAAGCAACAACCACTAACTATTTTGATGTGCGTGAGGAGGAGGCTGTAAAAGCCTTCCTCATCGCAGAAACATATGAGGAAAAAAACAAAATCTACAACGAGTTTTTGAGAGGACCTTTGGATAAAATGATTTCATCAATTATCCGAAGGTACAAGCTATATCGTAAAGATATGGAATTTAGAGAGATTCATGTTGACACGCATTCGTTCTTAATGACCAAAGTTGATAAGTTCAAGCCGGCAAAAAACAAAAAAGCTTATTCTTACTTTGGGACTATATGTAAAAATTATTTGATGGGTCAAATAATAAAAGACCAGAAAGATTTAAATAGAAAAGTTTCTTACGAAGATATTTCTGCCTCTTTGGAACAAAGACCTGACATGATGTATACCATTGACTCAGATGTACTGGAGATGGAAGTTGTTATAAAAAAATATCTAGAGGAATTAAAAGATTTTGTAAACACTGAAGCCCTTTCTGAAAATGAAACTAAATTAGGTTATGCCCTGGTTGATTTGTTTGAGAATTATGAAACTATTTTTAGTGGTGCAGATAATAACAAATTCAATAAAAATATTATCCTGCTTTCTTTGAGAGAAATGACTAATCTTTCAACTAAAGAAATAAGAAACTCGATGAAAAAGTTTAAAAAGTTATATTCAATAGTCCAATTGAAAATGAAATATTAACTTTTTTATCGATAATTTAATTATAGGTATTTATAGATATGCCACGTCCACAACGCAAAGAAATCAATTTTAGCAAAGATTCAATTTTATCTTTGATGCAAGAAATCTACAATGAACTTGTAGAACAGAGAAATACTGCAATCCGTATTCAAAATAAAATGATATCAATGATGAAGGATGCTGATGACATGAAAGAAATAGGTCCGGTAATTGAAAAGCAACAAAAAATCGTCAATGATTGTGTTGAAAAAAAATTAAGTTTATCAAGACTTCAAAGCTCTATTTGGGAAAAGACGACAAACAATCAAGAGAGTTTTTCTTTATCCGATATGGATGAGGATGTATTGGAAAAATTATTAGACAGAGATTCTGAAGTTGAGGACAATTCAAATTACAGAATGTAAGTCATATGCCAATATTCAATAGTCAATCCATAGATATAGGTGGTGGTTACGAAGCAATTTCGAACCGAATTGCTGCTCTGCAAGCTTATAACGAAGCTAGACAACTTACTCAAGAAAGTGATAAAAAAAGAGGTGATAGCCTTGCCCAATCAGTAAGTCTTCTAGCTGGGCAAAAATCTTCAGTAGAGGCTAATCAAAGTAGGGACAAGAGAAATCAGCCAACAAGTTTTGACAAACTTGTTAAATTAATTAATCAATCTAATCCTAATTCAAGATTTCCAAATACGGAAAAAGAAATTAGAAAAAATCTTCTACAACTTGTTTTTCAATTAAAAGCTGAGATTAATAAAATTGTAAAAGAAGAAACAATTAAAGTTTTGGGTTGTTCACAAGAACAAACTTATAAAGGACTTTCTGCAGCACAAGTTGCAGCAATTCCATCATTATCCCTTCTCCCAGAACAAGACGGAATATACATTAAGGTTGCAGAATTAGATTTTAACAAAAATTTGACCATAAGTGCTCAAACACAAATTGGTAGACTTTATTATGAAACAACGGGGATTACAACCCTTTCAAATTATGTAAATTATCCTGGAACCCCAGTAGGAGGTCCTAATGCAAAGAAAAAACCATTTCCTATGAACTTTGAGTTGCATGAAAGATTAATCAATGGAACTCAGACTTTTAAAAACGAATATGGTGTTAATTACAATGGTAGAAGTAGACAATCCGTTTTTGATATTGAATACACAACCACGGATGGTGTAGGTGCTTCTGGAGATTTTTTCAGAGTGTTTCTTCTCGATAGAGAAGGTTCACCAGTAAATACGAACCCAACACAAGCCACATTACAATTTTCTGCAAACACAATTGTGTCTGCAATTGGCGACTACATTGATTCAATCGAGCTTTTCAATGCTAAAACATTCTTAGGAGTCTTACTCAATCAAGTAACTGGTCTATTAGCTAGTGGGCTATCAATTCAACAAATACAAGCCCAAAACCAATTTACCACAATTATTTTCAGAATTATGGGAATTTGTGAACCAGGTTCATCAGAAATTGATGTGTCCGGAGTTGCTAAAATTTCTGAACTTGATAATCTTGACGACAACTTTTTTACCTTCACTGAAACAGAATTAAATGACATCAATCAATTATCGGACAACCAAAAAAAAGGTGTAGTAACTTATGTTGCCTGTGACAACGTTGAGCTTCCAGTCAATAATCAAATTTTATTGCAACAACTAGATGCGTTATCTAACACAATAGATGATTTGCCGATTGAGGACCAGGTAGCTGAAATAGAAAGAGTTTTAGATTCTATCCCCCAAGCTTGGGCGCAAGAAGGATTTGCCGGTTTGGATTTTGTAGGACGACCATTTAATGACGATATTATAAGACAAATACCCGCCGCTTTATTTTCAGGAATACTTACACCAAAGACACTTTTACCATTGTTTATTTTCTTTGAATATTTACAAAATCAAGTTGTTGGATTTAGCAATCAATTGATTGTTTCTGCCAACACAATCATTTCATCTGCAAACACTCTTATTAATTCCGCAAACACTTTGAATACGTTAGTATCAACGTCTATAACTAACGGTGTTGATTTTGCGAGGAAATTCAGAAAATTTCTTTTTAATGTAATTGGAAGAATTATGAATAAGTTTCTCGAGCTACTTTTTATTATGCTTAAAAAAAATATCTTGAAACTACTTAGAGAAATTATACGAGATATTGCTCGAACAAGTAGAAACGCCAAGTTAAAAGCCATTAATGCTATTTTAAATTATGCCGAACCTCTTATTCAAGGGTTTTTAAATTATCGAGAATGTAAATCATTAATTAAACAAATTCAAAGAATATTAGATTTAATTAGAGGAGAACCAAGGACCCCACCTTCACCATTGTCCACAGCTCTTCTTGTTCTCTCAGAATTTTTACCCGGTATGTCACCTGAGAGAGGGGTTCTTAATACTATAGAATATATGCAACAATATGGTCTTAAAACTGGTGCACTTCCAGATGGTAGTCCTAATCGAATGGTTGCCTTTACCACCGCAATGCAAAAGGGTGGTTATGACGAGTTTATTCAGAATGGTAAAGTAGAAGGTGCGGTATTTGTTCCTCCAATTACAGGGGGGGTATTAAAAGTGTGGGCTAAAGGAAAATGATATGACACAAGAAGAATTTAAAGTATTTGTTGAGGTAGCCAAAGATGCTAAAAATGTTCCGAATCAAAGGTTGGAACAAACTATGGATAAACTTGCTGAAGAGTTTGAAACCACCAAACAAAGTATTTTGGGGTTAAGCGTTTATTTAGATAAAGTTGAAGAATTGTATAACTCAATATTAAAAGAATATCAGGATAGGAATGTCAAGTAGGATTTGGTTTTATGGTGTTGTTATAGATAATCAGGACCCTTTAAATTTGGGTCGTGTCAGAGTGCATATACTGACTGATGATATCACAGCAATCAAAAAAAGCTATGATGGTTTTGGTCCTGCAGATTATTGGACCGAGAAAGACCCATTTGTATTCAATTCAATGCTACCATTATATGTTTGGACGGTTCCGAAAGTTGATGAATTAGTACAAGTATATTACCACGAGCCAAACAACACCCAGTTCTTAAACCAATATTATATTCAGGGTCCGTTTAATAGAATCCAAAATATTGTTCAGGAAAACTACAACGAATCCCAAAAATATACGGACATATCAGGGGTTCAGATTATAGGTTCCAAGAATTTAAGAAACCCTAATGGAACTTACAAAAATCCAGACCCAGATGGTGTATTCCCCGACCCAGGGGATGTTGCAATTTTAGGAAGAGGTAGCACGGATATTGTTCTCAAGGAAGATACCACATTAATCAGAGCTGGAAAATACAATGGGGAATTAGTTTCTGACAGAGACCCAGTCGGAAATAAAAACAGAGCTTTCATTCAATTAAGCAAATTCCGCACAAAAACTTCAATTGGGGAAAGGGTCAGACAAGCGGACCTCAAAGTTCAGAATCTTCAGGTAAATTATCTTGTTGAATACGAAATTACCAATCCCGAAAATACTTTTGATTTGTTCAGTGGAACTGTAAGATTATACAAATTACTACCCAACGCTGCAACAACATCACAAAACTTGAAGGTGGATTCTAATGTTGAGCAATACAAATTCATTCGAGCATCCCAAAGTTTCAACTTATTGAACCTGCAGCAAACGATTGCCTATATCAACAACTTTATACAAGATTGTAATTCTGTAACCAAAACCAAAACTGGGACACTTTTATTTAACGTGTTAGATGAACGTTTTCCAATTTACTTTAGACCTTCCAACAACTTTTACCAATCAATGCAGACTTCTACTGTAAATCAGGTCCGTTCTACTTTGACTAGTGTGTTTAGCAAAATTAAACTTAATCCACCAGATAAAATTGGTGGATATGGTCTCATCTATCAACAAGGGCTTGTTGGGGACCCAATTAAGATAACACCCAAGAGTTTCAGAAAAATTGAAACCAACGCACTACCAGAAACATATATGGCTTTGGGCGGCCAACACTTATATCTGCTTTCACAGCTTTCCCAAATTCCGGGTAAAAACAAAATAAACTTCAGCAATTCTTTATATGGAATTGACGAACAAACATTTGCTCTGCAGATTCAACCAAATACTTCAAGTTCCGTAAGGGGAGAAGAACTTTTAGAGTTACTTAATGTAATTGTAAGGTTCCTAGTTTCTCACACCCACGGTTTCCCAGGAGAAGCCCCCGTCCCAATCACAGAAGATGGTTCTAGCGTAGATAATCTTATTCAACAACTTAATGAGGCATACAGTAAGGTATTAAATCAATATATTCGATTGAATTGATATTTATTAAAAAAAAGTATAATGTCAATTTACAGGTCGTATTTTAGTAGAAACAATACACTCCTTTCCAATTTATACACAAACACCGCTAGAAACCCAGTGGTCGAGCTTAATTTTGGTAGCTCAGACCTAATCACCCCCAATTTTGGATTCACTCGTTTTATTTTTGACTTAGACCTTGATGGTCTTAGACAAATGTATTTAGACAAATACATCTCAACAGGATGTACCACAGCCATCACCCATACCCTTTTGATGACAAACACATCATCATTTGACGACGACCTTATCAATACCAATATGAATAATGGGAGAAAGAGAGCAACATCTTTTGACCTTATACTTTTCAGAATACCAAAATTCTCAGGCACAACCGGAATCCCCCAAGCTTGGGATGAAGGTGTTGGATACGATTACAATGATTTTGGGACCACCGTCAATGGAGTCTCAGGTTCACAAACAGCAATTGAGCAATACAACAACAAAAGCTTCTCTCTAAGGCCATCAAACTGGTATCAGACAACAACTGTTGCAAACTGGTCTCAACCTGGCATATACGACAACAAAAACACCTTAACGGGGCTAACTGGATTGAACTACTCATCCATAACAATTGTCGATGAACAACATTTTGAACTTGGGAACGAAGATATTCAGTTTGACATGACAAATGAAATTACTGGAATCCTAAACGGAACAATCACAGGTGTAACAGGATGGGGTGTTGCTTACAAACCAGACATTGAAAACCTAAGTGGTTTAACCGATGCCTACTCTGTTGGCTTCTTTGGAAAATATACCCAAACATTCTACCAGCCATATCTTCTTACCGATTATAATGACTTAATCCAAGATGACAGAAACGTATTCCTAAAAAACCAAACTAACAAACTGTACCTTTACGTTTACCAGAATGGAGACTTTGTCAATCTAGATAATCTACCTGGGGTAAACATCGAAGACCAAAATGGTGATGTTGTTCCTGGTGGTTCAGGATTAACAACCTGTCTGGCTACAAGGGGGGTTTATGAAGTTACCGTGCCAAATATTTTTACAAATCAGCCCGTACCTTGTTTATTCTACGACGTTTGGACAGGACTTACAGTCAATGGACAGTCCCTACCAAATGTTACAAACCAATTTGTTTTGCAGAACTACTCTGCCGGAATACAAATCGGTAGCTTATCTAAAGAGCCAAGTAAATATGGATTTAGTTTCTACGGCATCTTACAAAACGAAAAGATTCTTAACACGGAAGTTCGTAAAGTGGGGGTTGTGGTTAAAAAAGAATGGTCTTCTCAAGTATTGCTTGAGAATATTGATGTGTATTATAGAGTATACGTCACTGAAGGTACAACAGAAGTTCAAGTACAAAACTGGACACCAGTTAATCGCACACCGAATGAATATTATTTCATGTTTGACATGAGAGACAAGATTCCTAATGAATACTATGTTGATATCAAGGTGAATACAAGCGGAGAAAAAGATATTTATAAAGACACATTAAGATTCCAAATCGTCAACAAAAAATGAAAAAAGTAATAAAACTTTCGGAAACAGATTTAAAAAACATCATTCGTGTAGCTTTGAAAGAAGCAGAGCATGAACATAATCGTTACATGTTCTTCAGTAATCTGGAGCAAATGAAAAGACAAGCTGAATTACTTTTAGATTTAGACCCAGACCAAATTCATTCAATTCTTGAAAATGGACATGACTGGGCTGATGACCACATTACCGTTGCTAAAGAAAATCTTGACCAAGTATTTGATTTCATGATGAATGAAATTAACGGTGAAGATGATGAAGACATGATAATGATGGATGATATTGCTGTAATGGAAGGTAGAAAGAAAACCGGAACGAAACTTTGTGCTAGAGGTAAAGCCGCTGCTAAAGCAAAGTTTGACGTGTACCCTTCTGCTTATGCGAACGGTTATGCTGTGCAAGTTTGTAAGGGAACAAAACCTGGCCTTGACGGAAAAAAAAGATGTTCGGGGGTATATTGCTAAATTAAAAAATTTGTCTTACCTTTGTCGTCTAAGATTAAGGTAATGAAAAAACTAAACCACACTTTTCGTCGTTTCGTTCAGAAACAGATGATACACCTTTTTCGGTACGTAAGCACCGAACAAGAAAAGTCCGTCTATGAACGAGACTGTATTGCAGTTTGTAAGAAGTTTATCAATCAGCCAGATTCGATTATGCTTCTAACACCTATTAGCGGAAAACGTTATATTAGAAGTGAAAAGAGTGAAATCTTTATCATTCTTGAATCGCATCGAGTAAAGATTATCAATCACGTATACGCCTATGATGTACACATAAATGATAAATCGTGGAATCAAATCATCTCGTTATTTGACAACGAAGTTGAAAAACGTAGAGAAGAGTTTGAATCACAAATTACTTCCAACATTAAATCCTCACTTCAAAAAATCATTAAAGAAAAGTTATGAAAAACACTTTCAATATTCTCTATTATACCGGAATCAGTATCATGATGGTCTTTGTGTTGATAATTAGTTTGTTTGCAATGAACATACAAAATATTCTAGTAACTTTTACAAAAGATAAGCCACAAGTAGACACATATGTTAAGGATAGTTCTGCTTTCGTAATACAACCCAAAAAAGAAGATAAAATCTCTGTTCCAGTAACAAAACCAGTTGTAAAGGAAACTAAAAAAATTCAAACAATAATTGAAGTAGTATCTGTTAAACCTACAAATTTGGACACAACAAACTTGCCAACCCAAACTAATCCACCCGATACTACGAAACCGACTCCCTGAGAACTTTCGAGATTAAATCTCGTAATCCTTCATTTTTCTTTTTTGGCTTATAAGATACCATGGTAGGTTTGTTCCCCTTACCTACCTTGGGATTCTTTTTTTCGGCAGCCCTTTTCTGAGCACAAGCAGATTTTTTTTGAGCATCTGTCATTTTAGCAGCAACACCTGCTGCTCTACATTTTGGGTATGCTTTTGATTCTCCTTCGGGTCTTCCACAAGGTGGATGTCCACCACCTTCTTTTTTCCTACATATGTTTACCCATGGCCCCTTTGGTTGATTACTTCCTTTAGGTTTTTTCTTAGTTCCAAACCAAACCGCTAAATCTTCTTTTAAAATATCATCTTTAAAAATTTTTTTTCTCATTTTTTGAACTTTAACCATATTGGTTTTAGTTTTTTTTTCGTCTCGTGAAATTTCACTTTTTTCTTTTTTTACATTACCATCATATGAATCGAAGGCTGTACCATTATTAAAGTAATTAGAAATTTTTACAATAAATGGTTGCAATTGTTTATCACTCCAAACTTGAGGTGTAATATTCAATTTTCCTTTGTAAGCTCCATCACTAGAAGATGTTGTTCCCTCGTTGATTTTCTGGTTCATGAGACTATTATTCTATAAATATCACATTAATTATGCAAGAGTTTGTACCCTTTCCCCTTTTTGATAGAATCAATATTCAAAGTTCTGAGGATTTTGAAAAGTTAATCGATGAGCTAAATGTTGGCCAAGCAAACTTTATAATTCAAGTTGCTTTGGAAAAAGCATATAGTTCTGGAATATTTACTTTGAGTGAATCTGAAATTTTGTCTAAAGCTCTCAGATTAAAAAATAATAAGGAGGAATAAATCAATTTTAAGCATGAGTCCGGAAGAAATAAGTAAAAGGATTGTTGAAGGAGAATATAATCTAACACAAGTCGTAAGAAACGGCCACAAGCCATATTACGGAGATGAATACGAAACAATAAGGACAGAGGTGGGTGTTTTACGATGTTTATATTTTGGAAATGAATCAAAATATTGTAATCCAAGATATAAGAAATAAAAAAAGGGGACCGAAGTCCCCTTTCTTTTTGTAGTTTGAGATATTATCTCAATTCTCTCAAGTCGAACGTTCTAACACCATCAACTGTGATACGACCGTAGAAACGGTTGTTTACAACCTTCTTAGCGTATCTAGTCATGATACCCTTGATAGGTGTAAAGTTGAATGGGTTATACATCGTAGGAGTGAGCTGTAAAGGTACGTATGGAGCGTAGATGTATCCAGTGTCAAGTAACGAAGTACCTTTGTGTCCTAACAACACCTGGTTTGCAGGGAAGTAAGGGTCACGGTAAACTTGATATCTACCAGCCAAAGTACCAACTCTTTCGATACCCATGTTGTATTGGTCTTGCTCAGGAGCTGCGTTTGATACGTGGAAGTACTCCAAGTCATCAAAGATTGCAGAAACCTCAGAAGATACAACAATCCAGTTTGCGCCACCTCTTAGAGTTGACTTGTGGATTTGTGCAGAGATTTGGTTGATTGCAGTGATAAGAGTCTGGTTCCAGTCCTTTTGAGTGTAAGGAGTTGTACCAGCAGAGAATCTCTTCCATCCGTTGTAGTCCCAACGAAGGTTCCAAGATGCAGCTTTTCTCAAGTCTCTTAAGATTTCACGGTCAATTTCAGCAGCTACTTGCTCAGACAACAACGCAGTCAATTCTGCTTCAGCGTCGATGTTGTGGAATGCAGCTACGTCTTGAGCCATTTCAGGAGACCATTGTGCTCTAAGTTTTCTTTCAGTAACCGAAACAGTCACAGACTGAAGGTCGAAAGAAACTTCACCAATTTTATCTTCGAATTCAAGATTCTTATAGATTCTGTAAGTTGCAGTGAATGCCTGACTGTTAGCAGTTGTTGAAGAGAATGTAGAACCTGTGTAGCCGTCAAGTGATGAATCACCACAAGAAATACATACAGGAACTTGCAAATCAACTTCAAGATAGATTTTACCTTCAGCATCACAAACATTGTAGTAAGTACCACCATCAGTCAAACTGTTAGGGAATACCAACGTAGTGTCTTGACCGTAGTCAACGATACCTTTACCGTATCTTTGTGTAACAACTCTAAACAAGTAATTGTTATTTACGTTAGCAGATGTGTAAACGTTTCCAGCAGCACCACGGATTTGAAGGTCAGTCAAGAATTCTTCAGTATCCATTGGTTGACCGTTAGGTCCGATAAGTTGACCAGCTCCAGCAGAAGCAAAGCCAGACATCATGATAAGAACTTTTCTGTAGTTATCCACACCGTAAGCTGAAACAACCAATTCAGAACCTACCCATGCAACAGTTCTAGTTCCAGCAGTAATTGCTGAGAAAGAACCTTTAGAGTAGTCATAAAGACCTGGAGGGTCCAAAGCTGGTTCGTTACCTTCGTAGAATCTATCGTAAAGGTCTTTTTGAGTGTTATAGTCATAACCACTGTTTGGAACTTGACCTTCTGCTGCGTTTGGTGCTCCGTAAGGTGCCCAGTGCTCGTTATCATTTGCTCCAGTGTAAGACTGAATGTTAGGTACGAAGTAGAACAACTTACCGATAGGAAGGTTCATTGCTTGTACAGAAACGATGTCGTTAGCCAAAAGCTTAGAGAAAACTCTACGTACGATTGGGAAAACAACAGTTTCGAATGAACCTGAGTCAGCTGTTGATGATGCTTCGTTAATCAAATATGACGCTTGGTTTTCATACAACTGCGCGATATTTTCTTTAAGGTGACCGTTAAGTCCTTCGAGGAAACCTAACTTGTCCCATTTGTTAATTGTATCTTCTTTGATAACTTTAAGGTGCTTAAGACCGATGTTACCAACAAGACCACTTTCTAATAATGCTCCCATTTTTGTTTTTTTTTTATTTAGGATTTTTATTTTTTTACAATTTAGACATCAAATCCTTAATTCTTAAATATTGAGGATTTTCGTATGTCTTAGACTCTATAAGAGTAGTTGCAGAACCAGAAGTTTTTGTTGTGTTCAACTGTCTCTCAACGTTTTCAGAAATGTTCTTCGTTTCAACGTGTGCAAGTTCATCTTTAAGAGTTTTGTAGAGTTGCTTTGATTCTTTTAGAGATTCTACCGAATCAAATCTTCTCAAGATGTTAATTTTTTCTTTCTTGGTAGTGGAATGCTCTGTGAACAATCTTGTAGCATAAGCTAAGTTAGAATTAAATACAGCAACTTCATTAAGTTTTTCTCTGAACACGTTCAAAGCTTTTCTATATTCTTCATTCTTTTCTCTGAGCATTTTCAACTCAACATCGATTGATTCTACTTTAACACCATTATCACCATAAACATAATTTCTGTTGTTTGTGATACCTTTTCTTAAACCTCTACCTTCTTTCGAACCCATACCATAAGTTCTAGCAGCTTCTTTTGTTTCTTCTTTGGTTTCATAGTCTTTTTTACCAGGATGTGTTTTTGACTTGTCACCTTTGTTACCACCAACTTTTCCTTCGTAGTCTTTAAAGTGTCCATCTTTACCCTCACCAGCTTTCTTTTCAACACCGTCTACTTTCTTACGTCTGTATTCGTGTTTCTTAGAATCTTCTTCCATTTCACCTTCTTTGAACTCAAATTTTGCTTTACCAGTTCCCATAGTTTTAGGTCCAGCCTTTTTGTGGTCATCAAATCCTTTCTTTGGTAATGTACTATCGTACCCAAACTTAGGTTTGCCCATTCCAACGCCTTTTGGTTTTACAGTCATTTTAGCTTCGGATAGGTCGTAGTACTCGCCCATCATGTCCGAATCTTCATCGTCCATCATGTCTTCAAGTTCTTCTTCCATTTCTTCCTCATCCATTTCTATTTCGTACATGATTTCGTCTTCTGACTCACCTTCCATATACAAAGCGTCTAACACAGCTTCTAAATCCGCATCTTCTTGCATATCTAGTTCTGTAAAATCCATTCCGTATTCCATCATGTCTTCACCTTCTTCCATTTCTTCGTCCATTTCCATCATGTCTTCGTCTTCCTCCATTTCGGATTCTTCAAGTTTCACGATGTACTCAACGTCTTCATTTTCGTCGGTTAAATGAATATCATCACCATCTTTTACCACAACAATTCCATCTTCTGGACTCATCGCTTTAAAAGCTTTAATAACTTCATCATCAGACATGCTGGTCATATCAATAGTTTCCTCCGAATCATCGAAGTCCATATCAATACCCATGTCTAGTTCATTAGAGTCTTCCATATCTTCACTTTCATCACCCATGTCTAAATCCATGTCCAATTCTGTGTCGATTTCAACCTCGTCTTCTTCTTGTTCAGAAAGAGATTCCTTTACTAACTGACTGATTTCTTCCTTCATAGTAGAAGCAAGTATTCCTTTTGCGTTCTCGGCAATTACCTCTTCAACATTTTTCATTTGAATGAGTGCCTCTTCAACTAAATTTTTAGTTTCTTGCATGTAAATTGTTTTCCTAATAAATAGTGTTTAAAATAAAAAAATCCGTCTAAACCCATTTCTAAAAAGAAAAAGGTATAAACGGAAAATAAAAAAGGTGGGTTTCCCCACCTTTTAACGATTACTCGATTACCTCATCGATTTTACTTTCTACTACTGAGACAATCCGCCAGTCGTGTTGGAAGCCGGTATACTTTGTAGTAACCTTTGCTTCTACATCAGTGACTGAGAACCCGTTTACGAGTTTCTCCTCTCTGATTTTTTTTACGCGACCAGAGTTCTCATCTGGTAAATCATAAACGATTTTAGCAACGAAGAATTTTTCATTCATAATAAAGTGTATTAAATTAACGATTTAAATAATCGGTTAATTTTTTCATTAAATCAACTGACTTACCCATTCCAGAGTCAGAAATTTTTTTATTTTTTTCTTCATCCAGGTTTTCTTCATACATACTTCTTTCTTCAGGGTTACCAAAAAGGTATGCTCCAGGTGTTGAAGGCGAGGATACTAGGTCAAAACAGATTAGTTCAAAATCATCTTGAACTTCATTTTGCTCACCAATTTTTTTCAATGAACCAACCCCCCTTGAAGACACACCCATAGTAACGCCTTGGCGCATAAGGTTAGCTGCGATGTCTCCTTTTGTTGAAACAATACCGCTCTCATGAAAACCAGGTGACGTAAGAAGCTTTAATTTACCCATAAGGATATGTCCGTCCCACCAAATGTCTGTGATGATGTGAGCAACTCTATCAAGGTCAATTAAGGATGATTCTGGGTGGTTAAGCTCAGAGGTTGACAAACCTTTTTTAATCGCAGTTTTGTATCTATCAGCCTCACGTTTTAAAATCCTCTCAGGATAGACACGACCATTACGATTTGGTACTCCATATTTTTGAAGTACGGCATAAAATTCAAATGGATTTCTGTAATCCATATCTTTTTTTTCCGAAAGGAATGCCTCGTTAAGTGGGTCTTTTGGTGAAACATACCCAGCATCCATTTCAACAAGGATACCTTTACCGCTCTCTCGGGGGCCTAGTATACGTAAATCTTTCATCATATCTTTTTAAAGATAAATATTATACTAGTTGATAGTTTTTACTTTTGATTTTTCTTTAGTGGAACTAAATGTGAAATAATCGTTTTTTATAATACAATCCCGGTAAATTTCTTTAATAATTTTTTTAATAGCTTCTTTGAGTTGTGAGCCCTTGAAATCCATTTCTTGTTTTGCAAACAAATTAATTTCTAAATTCATAAATGATTTTTTGTTGAGCTGGATACCACTAGTTCTTAAATCCAGGTCGACAATAAATTTTTCAGAAAACAATTCTTGGTTAATACTATGGTAAACAGAATGTTTTATATTTCGAGATAGATTTCCAACAACACGCTCCCAATTTTCACTGTCTTGTTTTGGACAAACCCAAGTCTGGAGGTTAATGTACATGG